GCTAACCTGTATTTCAGAAGCTCGTCGGGTTGGATACAGGTAAACAGAATCTAAGTCATCTGACTTCCACATGTTTTTTCTCCTGTGGCTTTTTCGATAGCGTCAAAGGCCATCGCAGCAGAGCTTGGTGGTATTTGGTAAGAGCCCGCCACGTGTGCTGCATGAAGGTCTTCCATTACTTCTTTAATTGCTGCCAATAAATCAGGGGCTGCGGCAATGAGGCGAGCATCTGCCTCAGCTTGCTCATTCAAGGAAGGATCTATTGTGCTTTTGAATACCTGACAAATGCGGTACTCATCTGTCTTTACAAGGTATTTGCTTTTGGAAGATATTCTCCACGGTCCTGGTGTATGGCTCATGATGGTTCTCCAAGGGTTAAAAGGTATTGCCTATTCCTCACACTCATCGGCATAGGCGTAATAGTGCTTTGTCTCATCCAATAGCACTTTCCCTGCCTTGCATTCGTATTTACCCTTGAAGCCTGCCCCCGCTTCCCAATAGTTCAGGGTAAAGGTAAGCAGTGGAAACCGGGTACTGATCTCCTGTATTCCACTTACGGGGGGAGACCAGGCAGTGTCAAAGCAGTAAACAACCTTGGCAGAGTCCTGTGTTGTGTCTGATTCCAGCACATCGGAAATTTGAGCATCCCATTTGGTGCCCCAGTTTGTAACACGCCAGTCGTACCAGTCCTCGGAATCAGGACAGGGGTACAAGGATTCCAGACTAAAAGCCTGTTCCTCTTCCTTACCCCTGGCTTGTTCCATAAACCTCACCAAAGAATCTTTCTTACCTACCACCGTCAGTTTGTTCTCGCACCAGTTTGGCATAACCTTCTCCTACCATTGGGTCTTGAGGTTCACCCCGAGATTGATCTTCTGCACCACCTGAGGATCGTGGGGGTACACGTCCGTCCCGGCGTGGGTGTCCAGAGTCCTGGAACACCCTGCCAGGCAGAGGGTGAGCAGTAACACGCAGCGCATGTTCTTACTCCTGGTCGTTCATAAAAGCATTGATTACTTGGCGCAATCGTTTCCACTCAGAGTCCGACATATCCATCTGATGGGCAAAGTAACTTGAAGCGGCCGGCTCTTTTAATACAGTCCTGGCAATCTCCAGGCACGTGACAAGGTCGCTGGAGGTCATGGAGTTAGACTTCATCCTTCGCCTCCATGTCGGTGGTGATGTCAAAGGAATGAGTATTGACTTCGATGTAGCGCTTATTGATCTCCAGCTTAATTTCCACGGGGTCCAGGGTGATTTCCATATGCCCATACCCGCCGTCGTTGTTGTACCAGTCGATGCCTGTTTCCTCGAGAACCTCATAGCAAAAGGTTTCGAGGGCTTCTGAGACGGGAAACATTTTGACTTTTACTTCCTCAATACGCTTGTTGCCTTCCCAACGAGAAGAAGAGATTGCATAAGGAACTTCAAACGAGGGATCCACACGAGCGTGATCTTCTTTGTAAATGTATACCCCTTCAATGGCTCCATCATCTCCCGACCCGTCAAACCAAATAAGAACTTCCTTTGCCCCTGCTTCCCTGAGCCGTTCCAGAATGTGTTTCAAATGCTTCTTGTTGTCTTCAATCTTGAACATTGGACAATCCTTCTAGGAGGCTTCTTCCCCCGGTTCGTAGACACCGTTCCACGAACCCACGTTGGAACTTTTCAAGGTGCACTTGGGATCATTGGTCTCCAGCAGCCGGGCCCGTGTCCCGTCCTCGCAGTCCAGCAGAAAGGAAAAGTCTATCTGGTCCATGGCGTTCTGCATGTTAGGGGCGACAACTTCCACCCTGCGCACAATCTCAAAGGAATACTTGTACATAAAGGACTCCAATCCGTGGTGTAGATTTTTTACATATTAGGCGATTAAAAAACTATTTCCAGCTTTGCAGTCTAATTTTTCCAGCCCTGTCCTACTCTTCATCTTCCGTGTCTGCCAGCTCCAGCTTCTGGGGTGCACCCTTTTCTACGTTCACAACGTGCCACCACTCATCCGCTGTCACCGTCATCTTCTCCAGGTCATAGACCACCTTGTCCCCGTAGCGGCTTCCATCCCCTGCGCCGCTGTAGTCGTACGCATCCCAGACCCACTCTTCTATCTTCTGTGCAAACCTTTCGTCGTATACCCGATCACCCTTTTGATCACAAAAATCTATTTGAAGGCAGCCCTCGTCATCCCCACCCTCGAACTCCAGCCTAATCACTTGGATCTTTTTCTGAAGCGCCTTGTCATACAGTTTCCTGGGCAGCGGCATCGGATCGTGTTTCAGCATGGTTTATTCCTCCTAAGGTTTTTAATCCGCAAGGTTGTAAGAAGTGTCAGTTGGCAGGCCACAGGGGACGACCTTCCCCCGTTGGAGTTGGAGCGGGCTTGCGTTGAGTCTACTGTACGCCTCAGCCTGCCGGCAGAGCTTATGAACCACACTCCGCCCTGACACGCCCCTAGTCCGGGAAGATCCGGATCGACCCTTCCCGAAAAGACACAAAGACGCTGAGGGAAATTTTCCCCACCATCGGCAGCGCCGGGTTGCTCCCCCGGCACCAGCAGTTGACCCGATACCGATCCCCCCAGAGGTGGTGCACGTCTGTGCGGATCAGACCCTCCGGCTTCTCCACCTGGGCAAAGACCTGGTTGACCAGCAGCTTCTCGACGTTGAGGGTCATCACGTTGTCCTCCTTGACTTTTGTTTCAGTCACCGCAGTCACCTCCGTCCCAGCCGCCATCCATCCCGTCATCGAAACCGTCCCAGTCCCCCTGCCCCTCCCAATCCATGTCCACGTTGCACATCCCGTCCCACCCGTCCACCTCCGGAAAGCAGCTCTCCTCGAGCACCGCATCAAACCCATTGTCCTCAAAGACCCCGTGGCTCTCCTCGAAGTCTTCCGTCTCCACCTCCTCCGGTGCCCATCCCCTGCCGTCCCACAGCTTGCCCTTCTTCTTTTCCTCGCCCCCAAGGTTGAGGTTCAAACTTGTGGCGATGCTTCTCAGCCACCCGAACAGTCCGCCCATGGCTTCTCCTTTGCGTATGTATTGATCAGCTCCCACTCCACGTACCATTCCCCGTCCCTACCCCGGTACCAGGGGATCCTTTCCAGGACCTCCCCGCCACCCCGCACCAGCCGCAGCCGCCTGACCGCCACCGTGCGCAACCTGTTTCCTTCCCTGTCCCGGAGCCCTGGCTCCTCCATCATGACTCCACCTCCCCCAGGTAGTCCTCGGCCTCGAGGCAGACCCAGCCCTTCTCCGGCGCTTCCAACTGCTCGTAGGCCCGGCTGCCCTCAGCCACCACGACCTCCACCAGCTCCGCCTCCTGCCAGTCCACCTTGGCGTTCTTGCGGGCCAGGTACTCGAGGATCACCTGCTCGGCCTCCCCGTCCACCAGCGCCTTGCCCTTCGCCATCGGGAACCGGATCTTGTAGAACTGGAACTCCTGTCCCACGTCGTCCCCGTTGCCATCCGTCCGTGTCACCAGTGCCGCATACTTGGTAGTCATCCCTGACTCCTTTCGTTAGAAGGTTACAACCCGCACGGGTTTGTGCATCTTGTTCATCTTGTCGATCATGTCCTTGGTGCCCCGGCTCTTGCCGTCCCAGAACGCCACCAGCGCATCGGCGATCATGGCCATCTCCCCGTTGCGGATGAAGCCTGCCGCCTTGCCCTGCCGTTCCCAGTCCGCCGGCTTCTCAATGACCCCGTGGCCCCTGGCCAGCGCCCACTCCTTCCCGATCAAGTCGGCTCCCGTGGCCATGCCACAGACCACCGTGACCGTTTGACGATGGGCCGTAAAAAAGTCCAGTCTCTCGAACGCCATTTCCCGGTCCGCAAACGACCGGCTTCCCGCAACAATGAGTTTCATTGCCAAGTCCTCCCTTGGTATACTCTATTGTAGATCCCAATTGTAGCAAGCATAGATCGGAGCGCCCATGGGATACCTACGTGACCTGATTCAGGGAACCCCTGCCCGTTCTCCGCACTGGCCCAAGGCCCGTGCCGAGCATCTCAAGCGCCAGCCTGCCTGCGCCGCCTGCGGTGGCACCTCGAAGCTTGAAGTGCACCACATCATCCCGTTCTCCAGTCCCCACGGAAGGGACCACGAGCTGGATCCCCTGAACCTCCTGACCCTGTGTGAGGCCGGACCCAACTGCCACCTCACCTTCGGTCACCTGCGGGACTGGAAGAAGTGCAACCCCATGGTGGTCAAGGACTCCGCCCTGTACCTTTCCCGCTTGCAACAGTACCGCTATCCCCCCGCCGCTTCTCCATCACCCGCACCACCGGCAAAGTAAACCCCTCGTACTCGATCCCCCGCTTGGTGGAGATCTCCAGGTGCTGTCCCTCCAAGGTCTTGGCTAGTCCCTTGGTGCAGCCCCAGTCCCTTGCCGCAAACATTCCCCGGGGCATCATCACCTCGGGGATGTCCACGCTCAGGTGGGCGAACGGTTCCCACGCCTTGAAGGAGTCGCGCACCTCCACGTCCACCCGGTCATTGCCGGACGGGTAGGAGCTGCGCACCAGCCTTCCCTGGTACGTGACTCCCAGGTAGCGGAACCGGACGTTGCCAATCTTAGAACGCTGGCTCATCAGGATACTCCCCGTCTTTTTGTTTTCGATTCCTGACTGCCATGAGAACACTCTGGTCGGTAAGCACCCATCTGTTGATGGATTTCAGCAGGCTGGCAATCAGTTCGGGCGGATGGTTGTGCAGGAGGGCATGGTAAAGCAGCCGAATCCGGTTGAGAGACTTGACCCTTGAATGCACAAGGATGGCCCTTTCATCCTCGGACATTCCGTCCACATTAATCTTGCAGATGCTTTCCAGTACCCTGTTGCAGGGAAGACAGACCATGGCGGTTCCCGTCTCGCTGCTTGGCCATTCGTGTACCATCAACCTTTTCTTTTTCATGCAGCACAGGGCGCACTTGCCCCGTACCTTCTCCTGTCCTTTCAACGCCCCCACGCTTTCCCTGACCCACTCAAGAAACATTGGGTGGTTCATCAAGTCCTCCGTCATAGTCCATGTCCTTTCGGTTTCGGGTGTGCCGTCGTTCCAAGTCCACGGCTTCCCGAAGGGCCGCATGAACTTTTCTACGCCCCTCCTTGACCAGCTTTTCGACCTGCTTGCACAGCTCTGGCTTCCTGCGGTTCTTCTCGCAGATCAGGATCTTGAGCGTGAGCAGCACATCATCCGCTGTCTCCAGTCCCTCGAGTATGGTGCGTGCGTTGGCCATCCCTGCCTCCTATGCCACGATGCTGGCGAAGTCCCATGCCCTCGCCACCTTGTCCAGTCCCACCAGGGTCCCGTACAGTTCCCGGACAATGTCTTCCTCCGCTGGCAGCCCCACCAGACCCCGGGCCCGCAGCTTCCGTACCATCCGCTTGGTGGCGATCTCCAGAACCCTGCGGGCTTTCTCCTGCCGGCTACGCTTCCTGCGCATGGTTGTTCTCCTAGTCCCGTTTGCCTTTGAGAGGCAGGATCTTCTTGCGCCCCTCTTCCCTCACGATCTCCCGCAGCTTGTCCCGCACCCGGTCGGCCTGCGGGTCAAGGTCCTTGTAGCGGTCCAGCGTGTTGAGGATATGCACCCAGTGAATCATGGGCAGGGAGAGTTGCATCTTGATCTTGCGGTCTTGCATAAGGCTGTTCATCAAAGTTAACATTTGGAATCTCCATAATATTAAACGGAATTTGTTCCCTGTCAAACACCTCTTGCCTCGCCTCCGAGATGTCCCGGGCGCAGACATCCCAGAGCGAGCCGTCCCACTCGTAGCGGTAGTGCCTCAGTCCACGCATGGCAGCACCTCCCACGCCAACTGTCCCATCTTCTCCAGGAAGCCGTTGAGCTTCTCGGGCACCTGGTCCGGGTTGAAGTGGTACTGGAATTTCAGGATCTCCCCCTGCCAGTGGTACATGCGAAACACGTACTGGCTTTCCCCGTCGTGGTACTCCACCTCGATATAAGGATCCTTGATCAGGTCGGGTCCGCTGGCCGTGTTTTTCTCCACGGGCTCACGCACAGGCTCCAGCTTGCCTTCCCCTTCCAGTTGGGGTTCTTGCGCACCTTGATCCAGCCCAGTCCAATCATGCCTGTCCATCCCTCATCTCCTTCCTCGTCGAGTTCGCAAAGTGTGGTGAATGTGACATCCTCCCGGCTCATGAACGCCAGCCGGGCTTTCTTGAGACCCTGAATGCCGGGGAAGACGAAGACCCGCACGGTCTCCGTCAACGCCCCCCAAAGGTTGCCCTTCGGGGAGCGTCGCAGCGTGGTCAGGGGAACCATCTCCTCCCGGGGATAGACCCCGTGTTCTACGCATAGCATGGGAGAGCGCTCCTTCTCTTCCGAGGTTGGGGATTCTGGGTCTTGGCATAGAGGATGGCGTGCTTCAGGTTCACCGTGGCTCCCTTGGGAACCCGCAGGATCTCCATGGACTCCCATCCCAATGCCGGACACTCGTCCCTCACCTTGCGAAGGTGCTGCTCCCTTGCGACCTTCGGAGCCTGGCTGAGCATGAACTCCTCCACGATCCTGTCGGTCTCTTCCCGTGTTTCCTCGTAGACCTCGACGGCCTTGCTGGGCATGCGTTCCCTGGCCTTGTCTAGAGCCGCCTTCATGCCCCACTCCCGTGGCAGCACTTGCCACCAGCCTTTGAAGATCGCCTTGTACTCGAGCGAGATCTGCTCCAGCAGGAAACGGTGCTCGGTCCATTCCTCCTCCAGGGCCTGCATGTCCCGCTCGCTCCTGTCCTTTGTCCACTCCCGGCACAGCCAGTCCATGTGAAGGTTCCAGCTCTCGAGCCTCTGGTGATTGGCGAACAGCCGCTCGTACGCCTGCTCCAAAGTGTAGGGGGTTACGAGCATTCCCCGACGATCCCTGAGAGGTCTCCAGCCGAGGTTGATCTTCTCCACCGGCTGCCACTTTTCCTGGCGCTCAAATTCGCTGAGCCCGTTCTGAAGGTGCGCTGGCATCGGGTCGCTGTCACTCTGACCTTCCCGCTCGAGCCACACGGGAGTGCCGTGGTTCTCGAAGCGCACATGGCTGGAGGTGCCGCAGGCCACGAAGGTGTCCACGTTCCAGTAGCCGAAGGTGCAGAAGTCCCTGCTTTCCAAGTCTCGTTTCTGGAAGTCCATGGTGACGGACTGCTTGCGGATCTGGCGGGTGCATTCGGGGTCCGTGGAAAAGTCCCCCTCGTAGTTCTCGTCCTCTTCGTAGCGCACGACACCCGGCCTTACACAGCGGGCGAGCTTGGTCGAGTCCAGGTAGTAGAGGATGGAGTCCCTGAGCGAGTTGGGCTTGGGCCTGCCGTCCTTCTCCCAGAGCTGCTCGAGTGCCGTCTCCATGACCGTCTCGATGTCCACCAGATTGCGGCGGGTCTTTACCCGTCCATCGGTGACGAGCCAGAGCAGGTAGCTGCGTGGCACCATCTCGAAGGGGAAGCCGGCAATCGTGGCCATGACACTGGCGTCGTAGGGCAGGAGCTCGAAGCACTGGCGCAGCGTGACCTTGGGGTTGCCGTTATTGTCCATGGCATACTTGCGCTGGAACCTTCCGTTGCCCATGTGCTGGGTGCCCATAATTTGCGACCAAGTTTGTCTCAAATAGTGCATCACGTCCGTGGGTCGGACGAAGCTCTCGTCGAGCAGGTTGCTGTATCTTCCGTACTGCCAATGCCTTACCTCGGAGAGTCGGAACCATGTCCTGCCCGGCCAGGTGTTTGGCATCGTAAACCATAGCCTAGAACCGTTGTCGTAAACCCTTTTCCGCAAAGACCTTAGGACGACACAACCATTTGCCTCGGAAATACTTACGTTCCGGTTGAGCGTATGCACCCGTCCCCTGTGGCCCTCGGGGAGCAAGACCTGGATCGTGTGCCGGGTCTCGTCGGTGATGCTGGCCGCCGCCTTCTCGAGGTCGTCCCAGCCCACCACGAGGGTGTCCTCCCTGCGTACGGGCGATCCCCTTGTGACCATCCGCCACGGCACCGTGAGCTTTGCGATCCGCTCGGGTGCCATCCTCATTGCGCTTTCATGAATCAAGAGTGCCATGAGTCCCTCCGTGTGTGTGAGTAGAGTGTGTGATCCCCTTGGCGAAACCCCTCGCCCCAACGATCACACTTTTCCAGCGAGCCAGAACGAGCCGATCAGCAGGGTGACCTCGACCAGTCCGATCCCCGCCACAAAGAATGTGTTGATAGCCATGATGCCGTGTCCTTTCTTGGGAGTGAGTGAAGAAAAAAAAGTCCCCTAGTCTGGCTGCTTGCGCAGAGACTAGAGGACTGGTTTGGTTACTTAAGGGAAGCGGTTCCTAGAACTCGACTTCCTCGCTGGGCATGTCGGGCACTTCCGAACTTTCAGCATTCGGCTTGTTGGTCAAGTCGTAGCTGAAGATCTGGATGTAGATGTCAGGCATGGTCGCCACGCTGGCGTTTGCCCTGCCTTCTTCCTGTGCCTTCTTGACACGCTCCTGCTTCTGGGCAAGGGTGTTGACCCGCACCAGAATCTCGGAGCTGCCGTACATGCCCCTGAGAACCGGCACGATCTCGCCAGTGCCGTACTCGGTGAGCGTTCCCTCTTTGAGGTCAGCTACCGGTGAGCACTTGTCAAGGGTCAGGTTGACGCCATCGCCCTTGAGCAGTTTGCCGCCGGACACCCAGTAGGTGGCTCCCTTGGAGCTGTTGCCGCTGGTGAATCCCGAGCCACGTTGCCAGAGCCGGCACAAGGTATCTTTCTTGCGTACCTTGGCAGCGTTGTTGCTCTTGGCGAAGGTTAAGAAGTCAGACATGGTAAATTCCTTTCTGTTACTGGTTAGTTGATCTTGATCTGGTCTGCGGAAGTCACCTTGATCTCGGGAGTACTCTTCCCGGTCTTGGTGTTCTTCCATTCGTTGACGACGCCGGACACGGTGATGGTCTTGCCTTGCAGGCTTGCAAAGCTGTGACCGGGGCACCTTGCCCTGTCGATGTAGATGGTCATGCTGGACTGCTTGTAGTCAGCGGTGTTGTTGAGCACCGTGCTCTTGGGCTGCTTGGTCTTGGGATCCAAGAAGTCCTTGCCGCTGAGCACTGTGAACTTCACGCTGGCGTTCTGGTGCATGTTGTGACTGACCGCTTGTTCCGGTGTCACCGGTGCGCCGTGCAGGTAGTAGTACCCGCCGCCTGCCAGAGCCGCTGAGGTCAGAGCTGCCGCTACACGTTGCTTGAAGTTCAAGCCGTTTACAAAGCCTTTGATATCCATGAGAGTATCTCCTTGTGTGTTGCCTAGGTTAAGCGGCCTTGGCTTCCGCTGGTTTGGTTTCGGACTCGGGCTTCGACGGTGAAGCCAGAAGGTCTTTGATCTTGGAAGCCACGAACTCGATCACGATGAACGAGATCGGTGTCACCTCCAGATTGGTTTTGCCGTATTCCCGGTTCAGCTTGATGCTGCCGGGGATGAATGAAATCACAAGCAGTTCTAGCCAGCCCATGAGTACCCCTTTCTTTTGCTGATGCGAGCGCCTGCGACAGTCGCCGCATGCTTGAGGTCTTCCTCTTTGAAACGCATGCGATTGCCCTCACGCTCTTGGTTCTTCAGTAGGCGCACCGCCTTGCGGTAGGCGGTTGCAAACTCTTGTTCGCTGGTGGACTTTGCCACCGTCTCGATCAGAGTTACGATCCGATCCCGAACGGTCTTCACTTGCATAGTTCTCTCCTGTGTGTCTGGCTGAGACTGACCCGAGCGCATGCCCGGACTGCCAATCCCCCCGCCACCCAAGGCACCCATGCCAAACGCCACACCCACCCCCACCGCAAACCTTTTCACGGCGTAGCCGGTGGAGATGTACGCCAAAGAAAAAACCCCACACCACCTTGGGAAGGTGATGCGGGGTCGAGGAGCGTAAGCGGTTAGTGTCAGTCCGTTACGTGCACTTGGGTGTCGGGAAGACCTCGGATGCCCTCGGCCTCCACCGTCCATTCCCTGTCCTTGTACTTCACGTCGGTCATGATGCGGTGCACTGTGGCCTCAAAGGGATCGACACGGCCGTGGGTTCTTTCCCACGCTCCGTAGACGATGAGCCCTGAGAGACTGACGCACCAGCCCATGAGCACGAAGGCCACAAACCGAAAGATTCTAGGGCTCATTACTTGCTCCTTTCTTTGGATTTTTCCACTCGCTTGCGTACCTTTTCCAGAGCCTCACTCTCGACGTTGGCGTCGTAGGTGGGCATGGTCAGGTCAAAGTGGAACAGGCTTCTGCCATTGGTGAACAGCAGGTAGTTTGCTGCCTTGTACTTGGCGGGAATGTTAACCCGCTGTTCGTCCATGGGATCCAGAAACCAGATCGGTTCGTGCTGGACTTCCCGTTCCTCCATTGAGGCACAGCAGACCTGCTCCGTGGCCGGAGTGTCAGGCAGCTCGGGGATGTTCTCCCCCTGCTGGGATGCCATCCCAATCAACGTGCCAAGGGCAAATGAGGACAAGCCCCAGACCAATGCCGTCTTTGCGTAGTGCTTCATCGTGAACCTCCCGTGGGTATAGTTGCTGCGCTGCCGGAGCCAGTTGCTCTTGCAACTCGGTGATGATCTCCATGACGCTCTCCTTTCCAAAAGACTTTGACAGCTCCAACAGCGGAGCCATCCCCACGCCACCTCGGGAACCACGGGCTGGGACTCCCTGTGTCCGAGGCAAAAAGAAAAGCCCCCTTGCGGGGGCTGAGGTTAACGCTGTACCTCGGCAAGCTTTTGCTTGAGGGCTTCCACTTCCCTCTCAAGTTTGCCAAGCTTTTCCAGAAGGGGTGAGACCCTCTTTGCTTCCGTGGGCAGTTCCACCGCCTCACGAATCAGGTTCCAGTAGGTCGGGAACACGTTGCCCCGACCCTTGAGTACCTGATCCCTGAGCACCTTCTGCTGCTCGGGGTAGTTCACGAGCCTTGCGTACTCGCTCCGGACTAGGGCAGCCAACTCCCTGAGGGCAGCGGCAGTGCCCTTGAGTTCGTCGGCACTCGCCCTCTGTACCCCTCCCAAGAGGTACAGAATCCGAAACGAGCAATGGAAGTCTTGTCGAATAGGGGTAGCGGTGATAGTGGCGGTCATAGCAGTCTCCTGTTTGAGGGACTCCCAGCCATGTGCTGGGGCAATCCCCCCGCCACCTGAGGTAGATAGGTTCAGGGAGTCTCCGAGTCCGTGGACGCCACCGATTCCAAGCGAGCGCAGCGAGCGCCATGATGAAAAAAAAAGAAAGCCCTCCCCGAAGGGAAGGCTTTAGGTTTAATCTACTAGCGGCAAGTTTTTGGCAACCGCCTCGGGCGGCACCTGCCTTTGGTACGTTGGCCGGTTGGCCTTTTCCCAACAGGCTGCCACCTCCTCTTCTGCCCGGACATAGTCGTCCGGAGTTAAGAGGTCTGAACCCCACTGCTCCTCGTCGAGAAGCAGTATCTCCCGCATCACCTTCAGAGCTTCTTCTTTGGTACCTCCACAGAGGGTACCGTTGTATACATGACCGCACACTGCGGCCACGTATATTGCCGGGGTTAACTGGCTGAGCCCGCCATAGGCGGATCCTAAGTGGTTGCGTATTCTGTACGCCAGGTCTTTTGCCCTTAGCTTGCCGGATGTTTCAGCCACCGAGCTTTCAAAGAGCTCGGTTAAGAACGTGGAAGCTTTCCCCGTTCCGGTGTTAAACCGGACGAGGGCCACGTTTTCTTGTGGATATACATCCACTTCTACTTTCCTTCCGGGAGTCCACGTTCCTTCCCACTGTAGGGTGAAGCTTGATTCACCATCCACGATACAAGTAGAAGGAGCGTTTTCTCTTTCAAGAAAGAAAGCGTGTCTTTGTATCATGACAGCCCACTCTAGATTACTAAGACCCTTTAGGTCTCTAGGAGCCATAGAGTGTCTGAAGTTTTCATTCCAACGGTACTCAGCATTGGCAAGACGAGCCCATATATCGAGACCTGTTCCCACACTTACGTGGAAAGAAAACCAACCGTCTTCGCAATCGTTTACAATTATATTTTCCATGGTACTCTCCTCAACAGAGGGACTCCTGCAACATGCAGGTATATCCCCACGCCATTTGAGGTAGATAGTCCGTGGGTACAGGTAGCGCACCCACACCGCCGTCGCATCCGGTGAGCGCAGCGAACGCCAGGGGAAACCTGCCAGCCGGCAGAGGTGTCCGCATCAGAATGTCCCCAGTTCCGAGCGGGTGATGTACCCTGACGGACTTGGAACCGTCACGTCCCGTGGGGACGGCGCATTACACCCCCGATGAAGGGGTGTCCTCTGCTAGATGGAAGAGTTCCATGCGTCATGGAGAGGCTTTAGATCCAATTTTGCCCTGAACAATTCATAATCGTTTTGTCCCTCATACCTTTCAGAAACTTTAAGATCTCTTTCCAAAAACTTTTCCAATTCGTACATTTTATTTATGCACCTCTGGCAAAGCTTTCTGGAAACAACCTGATGGTTTTTGCAAGCACTACACATAGCTTTCATGGCAGGGCTTTCCAGGATCGCCCCGTTCTCTTCCCATCCCTGAGGAGGATTCTTGTGAACATACCACCGAACCCTTCGAGCGGCAGCCTCTTTGGTAAAGAACTGAGGAGCCATCAGCCGCAGAGCTTCGGTCTCTGCGTCTTCGTAACTCTTAAACCCTCTTCCAGATTCCAAGCCGACCGACTCTTTCCATCGAAGCCTTAGCCTGTACTCGCCGTTACCAGCGTGTACATAGATGTCCAAACCGCTCAATGATTCATTCACTAAAACCAATTCATTCTTCAACATGTCCTATCTCCTAATTAAAAGTTCTCAAAACCAAAACAGCCCCTGGAACACCCAGAGGCTGTACTAAAAAGCTCAACAAACTTACTTGCCCTGAAGCTTGGCATACATCTTCAGGTAGGTATCAAACATCTCCTTGCGACAGAGGATATGATCCGTCTTCTCCTCCGTGTGGCTGCCCACATGGGCGAGGACAACCATAACCTTGTGCCAGGGATTGCCATACTTGGCCTCGGTGAAGTAGTTGACCAAGTAATCCAGATGACCCTGGACCTCCTGACGGATCCACTCATGACCTTCCGTGGTGATGACACCCTTCTTGCCGGTCCGGTGTGGGCACTTGCCATAGACAGCGCACATCTTGAGGTACCGTTTCTGGACCAGGTCGATGTGCTCCTGGCTCACTGGACTCGACAGGAGACTGAGATAGTCCTGACGGTTCCAGGCGACGAGGATGCGATCCTCAATCTCCTTGCGCACAACCTGAACCATCCCGGCAAGTTCGTCCACCAACCTGGTGTAGAAGGAATCCCGCAGGCGTCCCTCCCCCTCCAGCTTGGAGCAGATTGAATCAAACTGACCCTTAAAGAAGCCACGGCACTTGGCCAGCAGCCGTTGATCTATCGGGAGTGTCGTCTCGTAGATCAAGTGGCCGACCATGGCCCTGGCTCTCTTGATAATAAACTCGATGTCCCGGGGGTCCCGAGTCTGCATCATGGCATCCACGATGCTTTCCATCTGAGGCATGTGCTGATTGCGCTCGCCCCTGGGATGGCTGGCATTCCAGAGGGTCACAAGGTTGATAATCCCGCCGGGGTTGCTGCCGGCAAGGGAGAGGTCCAACAAGGCATCCTGAAGCCCATACTCACCTGCAAGCGGTGGAACTGGGTGGGTCTTGCTGGGCAGCTCGACCATTGGACAAGTCTTGTCCAGCTCCGTTGCCTGCGCAGGCAGCGCAGGAAGCTCTAGGTCTGGAACCTCCACCGGTGGTGTGCCGATAAACTTGTAGACCGAGTACTCACCTCGGTCCGAAGGATTCCTCTGCATCCAGACCATCGTGTCGGATCCCCGCTTGCGGAAGATCTGACACAGTTTGTCATCCGCATCCATGCCGCCATGGTTGCGTAGGTTGGACACGTAGTCAAAGTTGCTGACCACGTACACCATATACTCAGGGTCATAGACACAGCAGCCATCTGGCACGGTGATGTCCTTGCCAAGCATGCGCAGGACATCCACGGACACCAGTTGACAGTAGGTTGCACCGGGTATGCGAACCCGAATGCTGAAATCCTCCGAGTCTACCATCCGGTCAATCCCGGGCAGGATTGCCTGGCGCATGAGCGCCGCTGAATCCCGGATGGAACCATAACTGTGGAACTGCGCCGCCTTGAGGCGGCTGAAAGTCGACTCGGACTCCTCCAGCCTGCCGTGGATAAGGTCCTCAAGGAGCTCTTCGTAGGTCTCCTCGAGCATCCCTTCCTGGACCATCTCCCGCTTGCGATCCAGCTCGGCAAGCAGCCAAGCATAGACCTGCGTGGACTTGGGATCCACTCCGACACCAATTCCAAACATCTGCGGAAAATTCCGCATGGCCTGACGGTTGGTATACGCCTTTAGCTTGCCAGGCTGAGGGTCGAGGCCGATGTAAAACGCATCCGTGCCAAGGGTCAGTTCACTCTTGATGTTGGTGCCGTGCAAGAGCACGTCACACCCTGTCAGCTTGTCGCTGACAAACACTTGTCCCTTGGCATGCTTGCCTTGGAACCAGAGCCTGCCATTGAACACTTTAGTCCCTGCAAACATGTGCAAGGCCTCGTTGTCGTCGCAGTTTGAGACTCGATTCAAGGATTGCTCCTTGACCGCCTCCCAAAGCCGGGCACTGATGACAATGGCACCGTCGGTGGTCTTGGACCGGCGAGGTCCGTAGAAAACCTTGGTTCGGAAGTTGCTATTGCTGAAGACCCCGAAGTAGGTGTAGGGACGCAGCAACTGCGCCCCACGCTTTCCTGACTTGGCTCCCCTGCGCAGGGAGAAACCCAATTCCTTAAACCAGCCAAGGAACTTGGTTTCGGTGTTGGTCAGGGCAAATATGACCGAGTCACCTTTATTGATCATATACACAAGGTTCTTAAGTCCCTTGAAGAACTGATTAAGAACACTAGGCTTCAACTCTTTGCGATCCAAAGACAAAGAGTAAACCTTATAGGATCTACCTTTGCTGGCTATCTCCAGCAGATGGTACCAACGGCCGTAACGGCCCTTGAACTCATTGGAAGCCAATAACTTTGCAAACGCCATAACATTGATCTGACTCATACTATACTCCTCTAGAAACACAAAAACCCGCCGATCCAACGTGGACCAGCGGGTCAAACACAAGTAAAACCAAACGATCTACTCTGCCCCTGACTCAGCGGCAGATGGGGTTAACGGAAACATTCGATTGATTATCGACTAGAAAACTTCCTCGCCTCCTCATCGGGCAAGGTTTCAAATACTTTGTAGTCCCACGTGGACCAGGTATCCGTGTGGTCCGGCTCCACACATTCGATCACTTTCTCCTCCTCCTCGATCTCATAAAAGTTATCCGACTCGTCCTCGTGTCGAAGCTTGAGAATCCTTGCTTCCATATCAATCCACTGTTGGCACTTGTTGCAATAACGACCATCCTTGATGGATACGCCGCATTCGCCACAGAAATCTAAACTGTTCATACTCAATCTCCTGTGCCATAAACACAAACAGCCACCTGGAACACCCAGATGGCTGCACGATCCGCTATGGCCACGGATCAAAGACCTAGTGGGGGCATCGAACCCCCAAGTCGCCTATCGACTAGGTCAAAGGTTAGATAATCTTTGAGAACTTCTTTGCCTCCTCATCAGGTAAGCTGTCAAACACTTTACGATCCCACGCAGACCAGGTATCTTCGTAATCGGGCTCCACGCACTCGTGATCCTTTGGGTAGCAAAAGATTGGATCTGAGTCAGGGGTTATTGGTTCATGAAGGTACACATGCTCACAGTGGAGCACCTCTGTGAACCCATCGCCCATCAACTTGCCGCCACAATGTTTGCAATTCATACTCAACTCCTGTGCCATAAATGAAATCAGCCACCCACAACGTGTGGATGGCTGCAATGCCGGACTTGGGACCGGTTACCGCTATGGCCTCGGTAAGTGCATTACTCCCCTGTCGGGGAGCCCTCTGCTACTTGATCTTTTTTCTTTTGTAAATTTCCTCCTTCACGGTTGTTATAAAATTTCTAATAGCCTTGATTTCAAGGCTAAGAGAGGTGTTTACTATCTTGGCGTAATGGAGGTCCACCCCCCATAATCCGTTTTCATCTATCATTTGTTCTTGCAACTCTGAAATTTCTGCAAGCTTGTCATAAACCATGTCATCAAGTTTCATACAGCCAACCTTAGAAAAATCGTACATAACCAACTCCTTATGATCGAGTGATTGATCCGTACCGTCCGGGCACAACACAAACATGTGTTGTAACAATACCTGGGGGTAGGGGTGTCAAATCACCTGACGCCTCAGGTGAAATACATACAGGGGGCCTGCCCTTGATACGGGGACCCAAAAAAGTTTGGTAGGAAAAAGTAGGAACGACTACGGTTGAATGGGAGTGGTGCCAGGCGTATTGGCCTGTCCCATCCTCTCCTGAATCCTAACCCTGTGAAAAGAAATGAACTTTTGCAAATACTGTGTTTTTGGAATTCTTTCTTCTGGAACTCCCTCAAAGTCTTGACTGGTCGAATGTCTCAGCACATATCCTTGTCCGCCCTGGCGCCTTTCAATGTCTTTTAAATATCGCATTGGAATAACTTCCGAAACGTACCTTTCAACCTCTTCCAACTCCTCAATGGTCTGTGCATTTTCAATCATGTTTGGGATAGTCCTGAACACACTGCGGGTCATGTAGTCCCCAACGTTTTCCTGACCCTTACCTGCCATTTGACGGCCAAAGTGCAGCAGGTGCGTTAAGTCTTCCTCAGGAACTGATTGACTAACCTCAAAGTTCATGAGCTTGGCAGCAGACTCCCGTGCCACAGTCTCTTGGTACAAACCTGTGTTTCTAGTTGGACCCGACGTTCCAAACTGATGAGTAAACAATCTTTGAAGCTGTTCATATCGAGTTGAGTACATTTGAAACTGTGCCATCTCTTTAGCCTTGATATACTCCGGGTCCTGATACAATTTGCGATTCACTTCCTGCTGCAAAATGTTGTAAAACATCTGGTTGATGGCTGCATGCTCTTGATACAACCTTCGTCCCTTCAAGGGTACTTCCTTGATATTTCCCATCTCATCCTTGATCAAAATAGTATCTTGTTTTCTCAACTGTCGAAAAATTTCCAATTGTGCTGCACGCAGCGGCTTGTTCAACTCTTTTCCAAGTTTTCCCAGAGTGGTCTTTTTCATAGCGTAGATCCTGGCCAACTTGGGATTGTTTTGAACAAACTGATTGACCATTTTGAATATATTTGCGTTTTCTTCTTTTCGCAACTTATCTGGATCAATCCCCTTGCGTTCTCGAAGATATACTCTGCGTTTTCTTTCCAAAGCTCCTTTTGCTCTACCCTCCTCATATTTTTTCCCTGCTTCCCTGTCTCCTGGATGCGTATCATCGTCCATTCCGGCCAGGTACAGTTTGATTTCATCATCATAGTTATCAAGAATGTTATTCAGTCTTTCAAGGATCCCAAGATTTTCTAACTTTCCAGGACCACGAAAATCCCGCATCCACAAAGCAAACCTCAAATACTTAGACGCCTTTGATCCTCTGTTGGCCATGTCCCTGAGCTCTTTCATAATTTCCCCGTCCAGTTCTTGCAAAGTAGTAACCCCTATCTTCTTTGCATACTTGCCAAACAAACGATTCTTAGTCAAATCCACGGTCAGTGGGTTAAACTCAAACTTGTCTTTCACTTCATTAAAAACCACCGACTGAATCGAAGACTTTAATGAAGATTTGTAGTAAACAATCACCGTGCCGTTTACGAGCCTCTTGAACATGTCTTTTCCCACCACGTTTTCCACCATGGAACCAAACCTCTCCTGAATCCGTTTTTCCAGACCCAACCTTTGGTTTTCCACCTCCTCGTGCATCACCTTGGCAATAAGCCGATTTAGTTCCAGTTTGTTTAAATCTCCTCCTTGAGCCCTCATGTACTTTTTAATCTTTTTGTTTTTGAGCATGGACCGGACCAAAGAGTTTTTATCCTCGGCAAGGTTCTCCACAATATCTTGGCGTATCTTGCGCATGACCTCCGGCGTAATATGTTTCTTAGGATCAAATCCTTTTTTGATCATGGCATTCATATGAATAGGATTTTTGATTGCATCTATAATCTTATTTTCATCTGCGGCAAACGCCTCAACTTCCTTTCTTTGCAGTTCCCCGTCATAAGCTTTTTTAAACGCCTCCACGTTCTTGACCTCTCCCTTGTACACCAAAGTCCGCAGCAAGTTGGCCAAGACAACGCTACTTTTTCCCAGCTCCTTGATCAAACGTCCCTGATCTTTTTTGTTGACCTTTTCCTGAATCAGTTTGTTCAGGTCTCTTGCCGATCCGGATTTCAAAAGATTTACAATCTCTGTCTCAAGCGTACTTGCACTATGAATCTCAAAAGCTTTTGTCGAAGTATCCTCAATCTTTAGGAAACGATCTTTAACTTCAATTAGCCAGCTAACCTTTACCCGAAAATTATTAAGCATTGTGCCCATTTCCGAAACTGCCAACGATACGTCCCCCTTAATGGCTCCTTTTGGCAAGGCCTCTGCAAGCGAATTCAAGTGGTCTTGCATCTTTGATTTTTGGTCATAAGTGATCAAAGACCTCAAAGGCTCCGGAAGCCGAAGAATCCCCTTGAAAAGGTTTTTGATATAAACCTTGTTTTTGGCCAGCCTTTCTTTTTCAGTCAAATAAGTTCCGTGTCCTACCTCCGACAACATTTTTTCCAACGTGGATATTTCCGGAAGCCGTGTGAAATTGTTCAGTTTGATCTTTGCCCCTGAGGCTCCCAGCTTGAAAAGCTTGGTCATAACGCTTTCGGTGCGGTAAGCCTTGGCAAATTTTTCCCGTGTCTCCTTCGGAATCTTCTTGGCTTCTGCAACTTTGTCAAAGTACTCCTGGTAAGATCCCAAAACCGCTGTCAAAGTTGCTTTGTACTCCTTGGAAAATTTACCAATAGTATCATTTGCCATACGTATGATGTCTTTTTTGTCGGCACTTGGATTACCCTTTTCCAATTCCCCGACCACGTTTTCATAGACCCGGTTCTCAATCTCTCCCCTGTCTTTATGCAAAAGATTTTTAATGTTTGCAAAGTTCCCACTTTTGGACAAAAAAGAGTACAAACTTTTGTTCTTGCCTTTGAGTTTGGCAGCCCATTTGAAAAGGTCCATGGGGTCTTCAGAGACTGGAAGATCAACCTGCTGAAAGACGCTGCCGATGGCGTTTTTTCGTAAACTGGCCAAGTCCGTAATTTTCAAAGTTCCGCTGCTCTTCTTCAGCAAAAGTCCGCCCAGAGCCTTTGTAAACGTGTGGTGTATGTAGGGCATTTGCGGAAGCCTCCCATCTTTCCCTATTGAACCAGTCCCCAATATACCGCATAATAAGAACATTAAGGATCCTAAAAATAAGGTATCGCTATGGCCAAGCGTAAGCCGAAGCTCCAAATCCCTCCTGACCAAGCCTCAGACAGGGACCTCTCCACCCTTCTCTCTTACGGGCCCTCCTTCCTTCCCTACGTCGCCGCCTGGACCGACTCCCGCATCGAGCAGGTCCGAAACTTCAAACACTGGATCTACATCGCCATCCGCACCATCGCCCGCCAGGTTGCCAGCCAGATCCCCAACATCTCCTGGGTCGAGCACAACACCTACGCCACGCCCCGCTCGAACTACCTGCGCTCCAAGGCCCTAATCCCGCTCCTGTCCCACGAGGACCTCAAGCCCGTCCCGAACAACCACCCCCTGATGCGGCTCATGAAGGATCCCAATGATCCCGACACCAGCTACGACCTCTGGTATGAGACCATCCTCTTCCACCACCTGACCGGTTCCGCCTACTGGTGGATGCCCCGCAACGCCCTCGGCCTGCCCGCCGCCATCTGGGTCGTGCCCTCCCACTGGATGTGGCCCATTGTCGGTACCGACAAACTCATCGAAGGCTACGAGATCCGTCCCATCGAGGGCAACTACTTCCGCAAGTTCCTGCCCATCGAGGAAATCGTCGTCTTCAAGGACAAGTCCCCGATCTCCAAGATCGACGGCTACTCGCCCCTGACCGCCGGTGCCCAGTGGGGGGACACCGCCGAAATGATCAACCGCTCCCGGTGGCACGCCTACCGCAACGGCACCTTCCCCACCGTGGCCGTGCAGTTTGACGGCAAGTACCAGGATCCCTCCGACGAGGACCTGCGCCGCATCGAGTCCAAGTTCATGTCCCGCTACACCGGCGAGACCCGCACCAACAAACCGATGTTCCTGCCTCCGGGCGTGTCCGTGAATCCCCTGTCCCTCGGCATCAACCAGATGCTCTTCGGCGAGACCTCCCAGGAGGTCCGAGACAACATCCTCGCCCTCTTCGGCGTCCCCGCCTCCGCCGCCGGACTCACCAAGGACATGACCTACGGCTCCGTGATGGCCTCGCACGCCGCCTTCATGCAGCAGACCATCAACCCAATCCTCCGCTACTTTGGCCAGGTCATCACCGAGAAGATCGCCAAGCGCTACGACGACACCCTGAAGGTCTGGTGGGAAGACATCACCCCGCACGACCCCGAGCTCACCGAGAAACAGATCCAGACCGACCTCATGTGCGGCGCCATCACGCCCAACGAGGTCCGCATCATGCGAGGCCGTGAGCCCTACCCGAACACTTGGGGCGACAACCCCATCCTGCCCGTCAACGTGGCCTCCACCCCCATGGGCGGAACCCACCTGCCTTCCACGCAACCCCTGTCTTCTCCCAACGACAACAAGGAGATCCAGCCGTGAGCGACAAGTTCACCCCCTCCGCCCAGGACCTCCTGAGCGCCGACCTCATCCAATCCTTCCTCCGGGACCGCCGCCGCCACATGCAGGAGACCATTGCCAAGTCCGGTGTCTCCCCCTACCCTACCCAATACCTCCGCAACATGGCCCGGACCCTCTCGAACTCCGCTTCCTCGCCCCTGGCCCTGGACGCCGACGACACCGAGCCACCCGTGGTCGACACCTCGAAGATGACCGCCAAGTTTGTCATCACGACCTCCGACCGGGACCGCCACGGTGACATCGTCATCCCCCGTGGCTGTGTGAACCACCTCAAGAACTACACCCGCAATCCCCGGGTCTTCTTCGCCCACAACACCAATGACCTCCCCATCGCCTCGGCCCGGGACCCCGAGGGCAACCTCGCCCTGGACATCCTCGATGACAAGATCTACTCCACCGCCTACTTCCACGGCGAGACCCGGGAGTCTGAGATCATCTTTCGCCTCATCGCCCGCAAGGAACTCCAGGCCAGCTCCATCGGTTTTCTTCCCATCCGAGCCACGATCCTTTCCCTCGACGATGAAGAAGACCTCGTGGACCTGGAGACCGGTGAGGAGATCCTTGACTTCCGTGGCAACCAGACCCGGTCCACTCCCGCCCTCCGTTTCCTCGAATGGGACATGATCGAATGGTCGGTTGTCCCGATTCCCGCCAATCAGGAAGCCCTGGCCGCTCACCTGTCCCGGGGCCACGTCGAGGGCGAAAAGCTTTCCGCTTCGATCAAGCGCACCCTGTCCGCCTACCTTCCTGTAAGAAAAAGTACCACGTTTTCGTTACACGTCACCTCAAACGATCCCGAAGAATCCGCCATTGAGGCCCTGGAAAACGAGATCGAAAAGGAATTGGACGCCGAAAGCCATGCCGAGGACTCCGGCAAACCCGACCCCGAAGAACTCGACGAGGTCTACAAGAAGTACAAAGAAGAAACCAACATGTCCTACTCGGCCCTCAAGAAGTGGTCCGAGAACCCCTGCGCCAAGCGGGCCTCCCTGGACAGCGGTCCCCTGAAGCGCAACCTGGAACTCCTCTCCACGGCCAAGTCCTCCTGGACCAAGAAGCACGTGAAGTGGGCCAACAAGACCATCTCCTTCAACTCCCGCATGCGGGGCATGCCCCGGGGCAAACCCCTCTCCCAGGAATGCCCCTGGTCGAAGCGGGACATCAGCCTCAAAAATTGGGCGTGGGACCCCGGTCAGACGCCCAAACCCAAGAAAGACCTCGACGAGGAAATCATCCACGCCCTGCCCGCAGGCCCGACCCCTGGCGTGGACCTGCCTCTCCTGGACAAGGGCGACGCCCCGGCACCCCCGAAGGACCAGATCACCGGCAGTGACACGAACAAGCCGGGTTCCGCCTCAGACGACAAAAATAAGATCGAGATCAGCAAGGAAACCGAAAAGGCGTTGAAGAACAAACTCGAAGAACACAATGAGAAGATGAGCGGCAAACCTGCCTGGGCCAAGACAACCTTGGGCGCTCTCAAGGCGGTCTACCGCCGTGGCGCCGGGGCTTTCTCCACATCGCACCGTCCGAAGATGACTCGTGCGCAGTGGGCCCTTGCCCGGGTGAACGCTTTCCTCTACCTCTGCAAAAACGGCAAACCGGAGAACGAAAAGTACGTCAGCGACAACGACCTCCTGCACCACGACCACCCAAAGTACTCCAAGGAGAAAAAATCCCTGGATACCCTCGAAACCCGTGGCGTGATTCCCTTCCACGCCTATCCCCTGGCTTCGGAAACAACAGCGTGGGACGGACCGAAGGCCCGTGCCTCCGCCGACACAGAAACGCTCCAGAAAATCTGCGCCTGGTACGACGACAGCAACGCCGACAGCAAGTCCGCCTACAAGCTGCCGCACCATGACGCCAAGACCCTCAAGACCGTATGGAATGGAGTCAGGGCAGCGATGGCCGCTCTCCTGGGCTCGCGAGGCGGCGTGGACATCCCTGAAAAAGACAAATTGGGTGTTTACAATCACCTCGCAAAACATTATAAAGAATTCAACAAACCGACTCCGGAATATCGCAAATTGTACACCCTTGAGGAACTGAAGGCGATCTTCCCGGACCTTGACCTTAAGGAGCTTACCGCCGTGAGCATCAACGAAGAACTCGAACTCAAGAGCGCCCTTGACGCACTCCAGTCCCCTCCCTCCCAGGGCAAACCCAAAAAGAAAACCGAAGACGAGGAAGACGAGGACAAGGCAGCGGCTCCTGAGGAAGAAGAAGCCAAGGCCGAGGACGAAGCCGAGGAAGAAAAAGCCTCCGATGAAAACGATGAGGAAAACGAAAAGTCCATGGACGACGAAGAGGAAACCAAGGAAGGCGACGAGGAAGAAGACGCCGACCACCATAAGATCCTCAAGTCCATGAGCGAGATCCTCAACTCGATGCACGAGTGCTCCACCGCCCACACCGACCTGCTCAAGGGCATCCACGACAAACTCGACAAGTGCATGAAGGCCCTCGAGCCCAAGCAAGACGAGGAAAAGGCACCCGAGAAGGAAGACGAGATGAAGACCCTTCTTGGCGCCCTGACCACCCTGAAGTCAAACCAAGACGCTTTAAACCGTCGGCTGTTTGAGGTGACCGGCAAGAAGTAATGACCAAGATCAAGGAGAGCATGACCTCCGAACCGTCCTGCCAGACCTGCCAATTCTGGAAAACCCGGGAACCGCACTCTACCCGTGAAAAGGCAGATACAGGAAGTTGCAGGAGGTATCCTCCCACCCTGATCCAGTCAACACCAGGCAGTCACCTGATACCCGGAGGGGCACTCGGAGTGTTCCCCGAAACAGATGCGAAAAACCTCTGTGGCGAATTTAAGCTTTACACACCCCTGTCAAAAGGAAACCAACATGGCAGAGAAAAACCTCAAGCCAGTTCTGGACGCAATCCAGAACATCCAGGAAACCCAAAACCAGTTTCAGAGCAAGCTGAGTGAGATCGAGACCAACAGCAAGTCCGCAAGGAACAGCTCGGTCCTGAACGCTCCCTCGGTGCGCAAGGGCGAAAGCTCCATGAGCTCCCGAGGCTACAGCTTCGTGAAGCTCTTTGGTCTTCTCCGTGGCGAACTTGCCCCTGAGAATGCCCGTGTGGAATGGGACATGGCCCAAAACCTCCAGAAGCTCTACGTGGATCGCCTTGGCTTCAACAAGGCCCACACGAACACCGTGATGGCTCCCTTCGGTTCCGACTACATCGCTGAAATCCCAGGCGAAGAAGGCTTTGCCAAGGAAGTTCGTGAAGTCGTGAACGCAGGCATCACCGGCTTTGACCGTGAAGAAGTTCGTGCGCTGCGAGCCAAACAGTGGGGCGTTTCCAAGGCTTTGTCTTGGATCGACGAATCCCAAGGCGGCGCTTTGGTGGCTCCTCCTGTCCAAGGCGAGCTCATCGAACTCCTCAGAAACAACGAAGTGTTCATGGCAGCCGGTGCCCGCACCATTGCCATGCCACCCAACGGCCGCATTACCTTCCCACGCCAGACGAACGCTGGCACCGCTTACTGGGTTGGCGAAAGCTCCGCAGTAACGGACAGCACACCCGCCACCGGCGACGTGCTGTTGCAGGCCAAGAAGCTGGGCATCCTCTGCAAGGTGCCCAACGAACTCTTCCGCTTCTCCTCGGTGAGCGTGGAAATGTTCCTGCGTGAAGACATCAGCCGTGTCTTGGCCCTGCGCCTGGACAAGTCCTTGCTCGAAGCCACTGGCTCCAGCAACGAACCCAAGGGCTTGATCAACTACGCTGGCATCAGCAAGCACACCGCCACCACCACGGGCACCAATGGCAACACCATCGAACCCGAAGACGTGGCCAAGATGATCGGCATCGTTGAGGAACAGAACGCACAGTTCAAGTCCTTCGTGATGCGCCCTCTGATGTACGCAGCGATCGCCAACAGGCGAGCCGATGCCGTCACCGCAGGCGACAAAAAGGGCCCGTTTGTGTTCAACATGTTCCGTGAGATGAACGCCAACATCGACGTGAGCCGTTCTACCCCTGGCAACCTCTATGGACACCCTGTGTTCAAGAGCACCCAGATCTCCGGCACACGCAGCAAGGGCAGCTCTTCCAACCTGAGCTACATCCTTGGCGGCGACTTCAGCGATTACTTGATCGCCATGTCCGGAGCCATCGAGTTCCAGATCAGCACCCAGGGCGACACACCGTTCACGACGGACCAAACCTGGTACCGAGGCATCATGTACTGCGACGGCGCACCACGTCACGAAGCCAGCTTCGTCCTGTGCGACCAGCTCAACGTAGCGTAATAACCACCCATAACGCCCCGGGGCAGCCGCTCCGGGGCAACCTAAACCTCCATATAAGGAAACATTCACCATGCCAGCAACTTTCATCGCTGACCTGAAAAACCAGGGAATGGGAGCCGCTTCCATCGCCCCTGTGACCGCTCCCGCTTCCAGCGTGACGGGTTCTTCCGTAGACCTCCAGCTTGCTGACGGCCCTGTCAACGTGCTCCTGATCACCGGCACCCTGTCCGGCGGCACAAGCCCGACATTGGCAGTGTCTGTGCAGGAATCCGATGACAACAGCACTTGGACCACGGTAAAGAGCTTCGACACGATCTCCGGATCGGACCTCAGCGGCCAGTTCCAGTTCTTGGGCAAGTACCTCCGTGGCGCACGCTACGTCAGGGCAACCGCAGCCGTAACCGGCTCACCAACCGCCCTGCCCTTGTCCGTGATCATCCTCGCCAGCAAGAAGATTGCCGGCAGCGGAAACGGCGCTTTGGCTTCCTAACCAACCTCGTAACTTGGGATAAGCCATGCTGACAAGCCTGGACCAGATCAAGACCTTCTTGAACATCCCGAGTTCCGATACCACGCAAGACCGTCAACTTTCCGGGCTCCAGATTGCCGCCGAGGCGCTGATACTCTCTCGCCTCAAACGCAACCTGGAGCCTGCCACTTACACCGAGTATTATTCCGGAAACTCCCAAAAATACCTGACCCTGCGTAACCGTCCCGTGACCTCCGTCACCGCTGTCTACGAGGACTTCCAGGCCTTCGACGGCTCCAACCCCTCCGCCTTCGGACCCGCCACGCTCCTCCAGCCCGGCATCCACTACTCCCTGGACATCGACGAATCCACCAGCACCTCAAAGTCCGGCCTCCTGGTCCGCCTCAACGGCGTGTGGCAAGAGATAGGACGGGTTTACTTCCCGGGCAAACTGTCCGCCGAGGTTGGTCCCACCCACGGCAACATCAAGGTGGTCTACACCGCCGGCTACGAGACCATTCCCTCGGACATCGAATTTGCCGTCTGCCTTGCTGTCTCCTCGATGCGCCGCAACGTCGGCAGCGGCGGCAACGTGACCTCCGAGAAGATCGGGGACTACCAGTACACCCTGTCCGACCGCAACGGCTCTGATCCCCTGATTGCCTCCATCAACCAGATCCTCAGCCGCTATGCGGAGGTCGGACTCTAATGCTCGCCAACCACCTACTGAACACCACCGTGACGCTCGAAAGGCCCGCCGTCACCATCGACGAGTCCTCCGGCGCCAAGCGGGAGACCTGGAACCCGGTCACCGGCAGCACCAACGTCCCTGCCTCTGTTCAGCCCGTGAACTCCCAGGTCCGTTATGCCCTGGCTTCCCGCCAGATCACCATCACGCACCGCATCTTTACAAACAGGGACCTCGGACCCAAGCGAGGCGACCGCATCCTCACCGCTTCCGGAACCTATTACCTGGTCACCGGCTTCTTCAACCAGGCCGGACGCAACCAGGTTTACATGATTGAGGGAAGGGAGGTCACCGCCTAATGCCTCTTGCATCCCCTGGCATGACCCTGTCCCGTACCAGCCGCACCTCCTTCACGGCCAACCTGACCGTGCCCAACGGCATCCTGGCCGACCTGTATGTCCGCAACACGGTTTCCGACCTGGACGGATACTCCTTTTACGCCAGCCGCACCGGTCCCGGCCAGATTGTGGTTTCTTCTCGAATCCCCTACTCCTACCAGTTTGCGTACGCTGTGGCCCGGGACAACAATGGCGGTCTATCCCTGCCCACCTTTGGTTCCGTAGACCTTAATGTTTCGGATTCCCTGAACAGCGCCATTCGCAAGTACTGGTACTCAACACCCGATCTCACCGCCAAGTTTAAGGGAGGACTCTTTGTCAACGAGGTGCCCGAGAACGTCGACAACAAGCCGCTGGTCATGCCCTACTGCATGTTCCGCAACGACCAGTCCGACTTCACCTTTACCATGAGCTTTCAGTACTTTGAATCCAGCGAGGTGGAATTCACGGTGTTTGCGCCGGGAGCCGCCCTCATCGACGAATGCTTGGACCTGATCCAGAAAAAGTTTGACTTTGTCCAGCTCCCTTTTGCCCAGGAGCAGGAAAGCACCCTGTCCATCATGCCGACCAGCCGGTCCATGACCAGCGAAAATTTTCGCTACAAAGACGGCAATTTAATCTTTCGTGGATCGCTAATGTACGATATAGTTATCTCTAGAGTGCGGTAATCTTATGGCTACAACGGAGCAAACAATGCCAACAACATCAGCTATTGCGGGAGTCCGTGCAGGTTTTAGCTGGGACACCCAAAAAACCACAAACGTAGGCGTTAATTCCACCAACTCGGGCGGTTTTTCCTACAGTAAATCTTTTCCAAACGGTGGCAACACTCCAGCAGTTGGAACGGTCACAAAATTTTACGTGGATCAGTTTGAGCTGGATATTGCAGGATCTGGATCAGGAGCTTCCAAAACTATTGACTTGGTAAGCACCACCCTTTTGGATCCTTTTGGTGACGCCATTAGCTTTACCAAAATTCGTTATATTTATATCGAATTGGTCTTGGATGACACCAACGTTAGTGACGCCATTTCAGTTGACCTGACAGGCACCAACGTATTTGGTTTAAACACTTCAGCCGTAACTTCGGGAAGCACCGCAGTTATGACAATTCAAAAAGGTGGATGTTTCCAGCTTAGCGTTGGAAACGGTCCTGGTATTGATACTGCGGATAGCGGTACCACTCCTGGTGGTGACAAAATCATCATCAAGAATACCGACTCCGTAACAGCTCACAAGGCAACGGTACGTATCTGCGTTGCCGGCATATAACTCATTCCCTCCCCAAGCAACTAGGAGTATTTACTCATGGCTCAAATTCAAAATCAGAAAGCCCTTTCCGGTTATCGTGGGCGCGTAATGGTTCAAAGTACAGCGGATCAGACAGTTGCCGACACTTCGATTTTGGCCACCAAGTGGTCCCTGACCTACAAGACCGAGCTGCAAGACTGCTCGACCTTTGAGGAAGTGACTGGTACTGGCAATGGCGCTACTGGAGCTAACACACCCATTAGCCGCTACGTGGCCTCCATGACCGACATGGACGTGTCCATTGACGCTTTCTACGACGTGAACAATGGCTGGATGCCAACACTTCGTCCCGGCACCGAAATGAAAGCGGTATTGTACATCAACAAGCCTGCTAGTGAAGCTAGTGGCAATAAAGCCACCACCAACGTGGCAGATACCAGCCCGCCAAGGTACGTGTCCGTCAACTTCATCATCGAAAACGTGACCTACGACGTGGAAGTCCGTGGCGTGGTGAAGTTCAGTCTGACCGGAAAAGTTTCCGGCGGTACTGCTCTCAGCTTTGTCTAACCGTCCTTTTTGGCAGAAGCCCCCTGAACCTCAGGGGGTTTCTCCGTATCTAGGGGTTCTATATGCCTGCCGTTTCCGGTTACCGAGGACGTGTGGAGGTCGACGGCAAAGTATTCCGGGCCAACCGCTGGACCGTGGAGTACAGCGTCGAGACCGACGACGCTACTGGAACTTTCGGAGTTCCTGACAGCCCTTTTGATATGTCCGTCAACAGTGGCAAACATCGCTTGCCCGCCAAAACCTACTACGCCAAACTGGTGGACATTAGCGTCACCATCGACGCATTCTACGATACTCATCACGGCTACTTCAAAGCTTCCGGTGCAACAGAAGGCTCTGTAGCCCCGGTTAATGTTTACATGGTTCCCGGAAGAGAAATAAACCTGAAGCTCTATCCTGCTCACGACAAGGGAGGTGGCCTTGTTCAGGGCCCCAGCCTGAACCGGGACGGCAGCTACTGGCATTTTCCTACGTTTTTGATACTTACCTGCTCCCATGTTACGGAGGCAAGAGGGGTTGGCAAAATCTCCTTTACAGGTAAAAATAATAGCAAGGACTACGATTTCGTCAATCTGTAGGTTCACTGGGTTCACATTACTCTAGGAGGTTTGAATGGCTGAGATTTCCAAAGCTCTGGGTCTGGGAAGCACCTTTGAGTTTAACGGCAAGACATACACCTGCTCCCCCTGGACGTACAAGATCCAGGGCGAGTTCGAAAAGTACCTTGAGGACTACGCCATGCGCACCGCCAAGAAGATGCGCCAGTACCTCACCGAACCCGAGTATGCCGACCTGATCTCCAAAACCCACAAGGACATCGCCGAAGGGTACTATGCCTTTGGCTCCGAGCCGTGCATGCGGGCCATGCAGACCCTGACGCACTTCAAGAAGATCCTGCACCTCTGTCTCCTGCCGAAGCATCCCGACATGGAAATGCAGACGGTGGACGAGCTGGTGCAGAACCGCCTTGAAGAGATGATGGCAAAGATGGGCGAGGCCAATGCGGACCCAAACCAGAATGGTCCGGAGGCGGAGACAGCTCAGGCCGACGGACAACAGTAACCGGAATATTTGCAGCGCTTGCGAGGGAACCCTTTCTCCTCACCCCTGAGGAGATCGGGAACCTTACGCCGTACCAGGTCAAAAACATTTACTTCCGTCCCAAAGAAGCGGACGAGCCCGTCGGGCAATACATCGAAGAAAAGGAACTGTTCTGGAAAGTCCACCGGGACTGGAAGAGTCTTTCCGAAGAGGAGACTCAAGCCCTGTGGGACAAGGAAATGAAGAAACGAGACGCCGGCAACTGAGAGGAATCTAACCATGGCCGCCCAAGATCCCTACGGAGCATCCCACAAGCGTGAACGCCTGATGCAGACCCCCTACACAGGCGTCGAAGCAGTCCGCAAGATCTTGGAAAACTTTGGAGCTATTAACTCCTGGATAACACGTTTGGGGGATACACTTTTTTCTGTTTCGGAAGCAGCAACCCGAATTGACTATCAATTTCGTTCGCTGGCAAACTTTATTCAGATGAGCCGTTCTTCCGGTTCAGGAAGGGGAGCCTCCGGCGGATACAACACTTCTTTTTTCAAAAAAGGCTCTAAAAGCAATCTGGACTCCATGCAAGAGCGTCTGGACGCTTATGACCTTGAACAGTCCAAGAAAAAAGAAATTCGAGACAAATACTTTCAAAAACAGACCAATGCAGAAAAGCTCAAGGAATACAAATCTTTCCTGAAGCTTAAGGAAGACTACCAGAAACAAAGCCTCCAAAAAATGCGCATTACTCTCATGGGTTCCTTTGCCTATGAGGAGTTAGCTCGCAAAAAAATTCGTCAGGCTATTAACGCAAATTCTTCCAGTACTTCCCGTCCTAAGGCTGGAAAAGATTCTTCTGATAAACCTGCCGCTTCTGAATACGTAGCCCAGTATGACAAGGCGATGGAAGAATCCCGTAACCGGGGTACAGCAGCCACCGCCACCTTTGATATGGAAACAGCGGCCCCTGAGGGCGTTGATGTCCGCACAGAAGAGTACAAAAAAGCCGCCGAGATCATTCAGCTTGGAATCGAACTGGGATTTGCCGACGGCAGCAAGAACATCAGCAAGGTTTGGAATTTGCCCAAGGACGTGGCCACCAACATGCCCCAGGACTTTGAGGGCACGGGCAAAGACTTTTTTGAAGTTTTGGAAAAAGCTTACAACGCTGCCAACAAGGCGATGCCAGAAGACGTGGCCAAGGAAATTGCTGAGCTTTCCAAACAGATTGGGGAATTTACCCTGATTGTTGGAAAAAACGCCAAAGGTTTTGACACGGAAATTCTTAACAGCTCCACCTCCAATAAGTCCCGCACCCTGGGTGAAGCTATGGAACCCTTTACGGGATCCAAGAATACCCAGCATGACATCGGGGAGATGTACGCGGAGATTTTCAAGAAAGAGCGTTACCTTTCCGGTGCGAACAATGAGAGCCCCACTTTTCAAAAAATGTGGGCCATGTTGCCCGATGACAAGGCGGCCAACACACCTAGCGATGACTACAGCTTTGGGTTGGAGACCATAGCGCAGGCAATGGCTCCCCAGCTTATGGAAAAATTTGGCGTAGATGTCAACAAGGTTGGCTTTCATCAAGCAGACGAAGACAACAAGATCTCGGCCATGTTGCACATTCTTGGCGTTGAGATGTTGCGCAACTTGGATAAATCCATTGGAGCCGAGCCACCAGAAACTCCTGCTTCAAACTTGGCGGAAGACCCTGAGAAATATGCCAATGCTGTTCAAAACGTTTTAGAAGAGCTCAATAAGAATCTGACTGAACAATTCAAACCCAAAACAAAAAAGAAGCGCAGAAAGAAAGCCGCTCCTAAGCCTGAGCCAAAAACTCCTCCAGAGGATATCAAACCCGAGCCGGAACCAGAAACAAAACCGGAATCAGAAACAAAACCAGAGCCTGAAACTAAACCCGAAGAAAAACCAACGGTCGATTCTTCTTCAACCTTAGATACTCCCGCCCCTGTTGCTGAAAAACCAGCTCCTGTAGAAACTCCAAAAGCGGTTCAAGTTAAACCTAAAGCAAAAAAGTTTAGCTTTGAAAAAGCAATCGAAGATTTTGAAACAGCTTTTGAAAGTTTGTTTGGAGATTTTTCTAAACAGTTTAAAGCGTTTGAAGGAAAAGCTCCTTCCAAAAAAGTATCTATTGGTGCCGAGACAACTAAAGAATTTTTGGGATTCCCGAAAGGTTATCAGGAAATAATCAGAAAATTTCAAAGACAGTTTAATATTGATCTTTCTAAAATTTCTGATTTTTCTAAATTTCAACTCAAAAAGTTTAAAGAAGGAGAGACACCTGGCGGAACTTACAACCCTGGTACTAAAGGCATATCTTTATATAGCGGCAAAGATAGATATGAAGAAGAGGTTTTAACTACTTTATTTCATGAAAGTATACATGCTTTATTTGATAAATTGCGTAAAAGTAGCGGATTAAAAGATATTGGTGGTTTTGCAGAAAGTATGCCTTCTGAGGATTTATTAACAGAGCCTCAAAAAGAAATTGTCAAAAAATACAAAGAACTTGTTAAAGCTTCTCGTCGTGCAATGATAGCGGCAGTTTCTAAACAAAACTATTTTGGATTTAATGCGGATACTTTAAGAGCAGCAATAAAAGATTTTAAAAATTTTGGCGACTATTTAAAAAAACCTGAAGAGCAAATTGCATCACTTTTATCTATTCAAGAGTCTGGTCAGCTTACGCAAACAAATGTTTTTAAAGACATAGATAAAAATAAAAAAGAAAGGGATGCTAAAAATAAAGGAAAAAGTACTGATATAGAAGAAAAACAAGAGTATGTAAAACCAGAAGGCTATGCCTCAAAACTTAAAACATTTATCCAAAAAATCCTTCGCCCTGTTCTTTTAGCAGGAACCCTGGCCAGCGGCATAGCCATGGGCATGCCTGCCGCCGCTCAGGCAGAGATGCAAAATCAACCTACCCAGTCTCAAAGCGTACAGTCCGAAAAAGGAGGGTACAAGCCTTACGTCCCTTCCAATAAACCAAGTCCTTATACTACCTCGGAAGAGCAAGACAAAGGATTAACTCATGAAGATAAAGCTTGGAAACATTTTGAACAGTTTGGGTACAAACAGGGATTTAAAAAACAACCGGCAACCTTGGCCCGATATCTAGTCTCCTTGCAACAGGCGGGTATAGGACAAGATCAAATTAAAGAGATTGAGAAAGAATTTTATCGAATTACCGAATTGTACAAACAAAATGGACAAATAACATCTTCTTCTTATCCCCGAGCAGGCAGAAAAGATGGATTTAACCGTAAGTTAAGTACAGGCGAATCAATAGAAGCGAATGCAAACTGGTCAGGGAAACATACCCCTAGCGTGCATTTTCAAAAATATTTGAGTGAAAAGCATCCAAATGTTTCCAGAAGTATGCCTGTTTATGAGGATAGTGATCATGAGTCTTTTGAAAAGGATTTTAAAGATCAAACTTTCAAAAAAGCAGATACTCTTAAAAGGTCGAGTGACGCTGCAACTTGGGACAATCAGTGGTATTCCAACAAAAAATTATCGGACTTTGAAGCTCCGTTTACCAAACCTTCTGTAGCAGAACCACCAAAAGTCGAGCCTTCTCAACCTACGCCTCCAAAGATGGAAGCTCCCAAGGCGGAAACCCCAAAATCAGCAAATCCGTCTCAGTACAATCGTTCAAGCCTTGAGCCCGGAAAAGACTACAGCGTCAAAAACTACCGTTTGATAGATGCTGACACGCTGGAAGTTGAGGTTAACGAAAAACCAGGTAAACATTCCATCCGACTTGAAGGTATTGACGCTCTGGAAAAAGACCAAGCGGGCGGAACTGAAGCCACCGAAGCTTTACGTCAAATTCTCAAAGGCAAGTCTCAAACCTTCAGAGCTCAAAAGTTTGATCGTTACGGAAGAACAGTTGCTGGCAATCTGACCGCTGGTGGTCAAGACGTAGAAGCTGAAATGTTACGCCAAGGCCATGCCGTGGTCTACCGTGGCAAAGGCTTTAACCCCGAAAGAGCTGCTCAGTTAGCTCCGTTAGAGCAACAAGCTAGGGCAGCTAAGTTAGGAATGCACGCTTCCGGAAATGCCATTGACCCTTTTCAGTTTCGAAGAAACAAAGACAAATCCCAAGCTCAGATACAAGCTGCTGAAACTGGTCATATGCCCGGGATAATTTCCCAACAAGCGGGAACGGTTACTGGGAATGCACGAGCAGAAATGGAACAAGTTGCAAATGCCGTGCAGTCCCTAATCAAAGATGTGGTTCAAACAACAGTAGAGGTTCAAAACACCCTATCCACTGCCCCTCCAGACTTTATTAAAGACCAAGAAGCTTCCCAACCTTCTACGCCAAGCACTTCAACAGCCGCTCCTCAACTTGCCAAGGATCAAGAGTCCCTTGAAGAAACCAGTAGAGGGTTTTCCAAAACCTTAAAAACTCTTTTGGGAAATCTTCTTCTAGCCCTTGGCGGAGCAGGCTTAACAGCGGGAGGCATGATAATTGCCGGAAGTAAAAAAGACGAAGAGGAAGAAGAAGAGACGGAAAAGTCTCGAAGAGCCCGTGGAATTTTTCCAAGTCGCAAAGAGATTCAAGATCGCTGGGATAAACGCAAAGCTGACCGACAAAAGCAGTCCGAAGAAGCCAAACCTGAAGAGACCCCACCTCCTGATTTTTACGGACCTAGTCGTCAAGACAAATTAAGAGATTTGGCCTTCAAGGATCTTCGCAGAGAAAAACTTGATGAAGATGAAGAAAAGTTTTTAAACGAAGGAAATAATTTTGATGAAGTTTGGAAAATTATTGATTCGATAACCGAATTTGAAAAAGATCAAGATTTTAATCAAAAAGCTGCATATACGAAAAATTTAGACATCCAAGCCCTTGGTTTTTCCCACAATAGTAAAAACTTTCCTTGGGAAATGACATCTCAAGATTATGTCAGCCAGGAACAAGGCAAATTTTCCGAGGCTATGAAAAGGGGCATGAGTCCTGATCTAAAGCCTTCTAATAACAAACTTGCGGCAGAGCACTTTGAAATAGTTAAGGAAGCACTTGGCAAGGGATTCCAAGTTCCAGATAACGTTAAAAAAGAGTTTGAGGAATTTCGCCAAAGGTTGGCAAACATTGTTCAGGAACCCCCTGTTAATCCTGACAGCGCTAAACTTGTCGAAGCAACCAAGGAAGAGGTAAAGCAGAAAAAACTTCTGAATACCGAAACTAAAAAACAGATCAAAACCATCAAGGAAGGAAACAAGTTAGACCAAGACGCCAATAAGGAAACTAAAAAGGAAATTGACCTTAAGGCTGCCGGTTCCAAATCAGCAAGTGACAGTGATCAACCCATCAGCTTCAAGGACGCTATCAAGCAGACCCTGGAAAGAATCACCGGCGCTGCCTACGTCCCTGAACGAGAGGGTGGTTTAGTCTCCGAGTATGCCGGCAAGGCCAAAGACCTTATGGCCAACTTCTTCAAACCCGGCAAAGAGTTTGATCCTTATCTGAAAGCCCGTTTTGGAAAAGGCAAGGAGGAGTCTACCCCATCCGAAGAAAAAACAACTGTCCCTTCAGAGAGCTCAGCTTCTTCGGAAACCATAGGCTCAGAAGCCTCCCCAACCAGGGAAAACAAAGCCAGCTTTATGCAAAAAGCCAAAGGCAAATACCTTCGCTTTTTAGCCAAAGCCCGGAACACTTACAACACCGTTGATCAAAAAACCTCTTCTTGGGATGAAGCTTTGACCTCAATGGTCGAAAACTTCTTTGGAGGCGGAAAGCCCAAGGAAGATTCCAAGCCCACCGCAACTTCCAATCCCATGGACGTTGCTTCTGTTAAACGAGATTTAACCAGCGGCAAGGACAACAAGCTGGCCGCCGTGCAAGACGGCGAAGCCATTATCAACCCCAAAGCTACTGCCGAAAATAAAGAAGTTTTGGGTGCTATAAATTCTGGTAAGCCTAAAGGATCTTGGGTTAAAAGATTGTTTGGAGGTCGTTTTGCTAAAGGCGGTATCGTAGGCAGTGTTTTTGGTTCAACCACAGGACGCTCCATCACCGGTGGCAGCGCCCGTCCCACCACCTTTGGAGGACAGTTTTCCGCCGGCGATCCCCTGGCACCCCTGAAGCTGTGGGTCAAGGACTTTGCCAAGAACACTCAGACCGGATTCCTGGTCAAGAGTTTCATGAACCTGGGCAACGCCGCCTCAAACGCCATGAACGTCCTGGCCGGATTCACCAAGGGATCCGACACCTTTGGCACCCTGATGGGCTCCATCGAACTCCTGACCGGGGAAATCGGCATTGCCCTGACCCCCATCATCCTGCGCATCTCTGCCCTACTGCAAGGCATGGCCCGAGAGATCCAGCACGGCACTGGGTTCTTTGGTGGACTGGTCAAGAGCGTCACCGACTTTATCAACAGCATCTCCGCCGGGGACCTCAAGCTGCTGGTCTCCATCGGCGCCCTGGCCTCCGGAATCACCGCCCTGATGCCGCTTTTTGGAATCTTTTCCAGCGTCATCGGTATCTTTGCCACTGGCATTTCCATGGCGATGGGTCTCCTGACAAGCCCGATCATCCTGCTGGTGGGCGGCATCATTGGACTCATCGGCTACTTTGGCGGACTCAATGCAATCATCAAGACCGCCCAGGTCCTTTGGAACAACCTGGGAACGGTCCTTACCGCCGTTGCCGTGGGCATTGCCGGTTGGATGGCAATGATGATTGCTCCAATGATTCCCTACATTGCCGTGATTGGTGCGGTGGCCCTGGCCTTTGGCGTGGTCATCAAGGTGATCGACATTGTCACCGGAGCCTTCTCCAAGCTGGCCGACTGGGCCAAGAGCATCTTTGGCATCAAGAGCAAGGATGAAAAGCAGAAAGAGTCCAGCCAGTCCTACGCTGAAAAGATTGCCGGGAAGGGCGGCGAGAACAAGGAGGAACGCCAGAAAGCCCTGGAAGCCGCCAAGCAAGAGCAGGTGAAGAAGATCAAGAGCCTTGAAAAAGAAGCCAATGACGACCTTGCCCAGGCCAGCACCATGACGGACAAGCAGGGCAAGGAAAGCTTTCGGGCAAGCGCCCGGGACATTCGCAACAACAAGCTGCCCGAGGAAAAGGCCAAGCTCAAGGCGTTGGAAGAGCAATCTGCCAAGGAGAAACAAGCAGACTTCAAACCACCCGCCGCAGCCCCTGAGGGCACAGGGACCGGACTCAACATCCCTGGCCTTGGCCAGATCAAGATGCCAGACATCTCCGGCATGCTTACCAACATGGCCGGAAACATCCCAGGCGGTGACAAACTCAAGGAGATGCTGGGATCCATGGCGCCCTCGGGAGCCCCTAAGCCTACCACAAAGGCCGAACCGGGTTCTGTAAAGTCCGCCACCGGCAAGGTCTACAAGGACGAGATCGTCGACACCACGGGAAACACCCAGTACCGCATGAATGAAAAGTACAAGGGCGAGGCAGCCGAACACCGCAAACAGGCGGAAAGCTACCGCAAAGATGCCGAAAACTATGCCCCAGACACCCGTACGCACCAGGACCGCATGGCCAAGGCGGAGTACTTTGAGAACCAAGCCAAGGAAAAAGAAAGCTTCATCAAGAACCAGACCACCGGCAAGATGGCCGCCAAAGACGTGCAGTTTGTGGATGAGCACGAGGCACGGGACAACACCCTGCACGAGGAGAATCAGGCCAAGATCAAAGCGGGTCGCAAGATGGAAGTCCTTCAGCACATGAAGGCCAACCCGGAGATGTACCAGAAAACCTATGCCTCCGAGGTTGCTGAGAAAAAGAAAGCGGCGGCTGACAAAGAGGAAAAGAAAAAAAACCTGAGCGACTCTTTGGCTGTCTCCCTAAAAGCCAACCGTGCGCAGCCTGCTTACTCTTCCATCGAAGAGGCCTACAAGAAAATCCAAGTATCCGCCCTGGGAACAGATTCCATGGATGCCGCCAAAAACGAACAACTAGAACGTGGCACCAACAAGATGCTGGGAGAACTCAACGGCATCCAGCAGGCCGTAAACGGTGTGACCCAGGAAATTCGTCAAACCCGCATGAAGTAACGGAGAAGTTATGCCGACGATCAAGACCGGTGGATATGAGTTTGTCTATCATGAGAAGCAAGGCTCGCCTAAGGAAATGTGCTCCGGCGACGTGTTCCGTGCCCAGCGCACCTTTGATGTGCCCTATGACTTTCGCTGGGTGTTTATCAAGGCCATGCTGGGTACCGCAGCTATCAAAGGGGCAGGAACCAGCAGCAGTATTACTAGGGAGCTTCCCGACCAGTACTACGTCTTTTATGGAAAAGCAACTCCCAAGGCGTTCATGGTGGCCACCACCCTGGAATCTCTGGAAAACATCGGGGAGCAGAAAATCTACGCCGATGACAACCTAGCAGGTTCCAAACTGATCACCTCCGGTTACAAGGTGGCCCGAATCACCATTGGCTATGAGTCCGTGACCTACGATGTCAAGACCGATGCCGAAATGGGATCTGAAACCGAGTACGGTCTCAAGCGCTTTGTTACTGTGTTTCGTCAACCCACCGCTGAATTTCTTACCCTGCCTCAAGGAGCTTTCCGATGGGTTGAGGAAGATGACTTTGGCAATGCAAAGTTGGACTCGTCTGGAAACCCCTGCGGTGTCAAGGTGGTTGGATCCAATGGCAAAATCATATCCGCCCAGGAGATTATCGTGGTTCATCACCGTGTGCCCGGGATTCCCAAGGCGGTCAACACGCACATCGGTTCCGTGAACAAGGAGGACTGGCCAGGACTGCGAGCATTGAAAGGCCAGTTGCTTTTGGCAAATATTGAGCTCAAACCGTACCGTTGGCTGGACGAAACCCGCCTCTACGACATCACCTACAAGTTCAAGTTCTTTGATCCAGACCCTGAAGCCTCAAAGAAAAACCCAACCAAACCCCGGGGGCACAACTGGTTTATGCAGTATTTTCCCGGAAACCTTTGTGACGTTTCCGGTGGAATCACTTCCCTGGATGCCATTATTCCCAAGTACAAACTGATGACTCACAACGGCAAGTACGATGGACGAACCGTGTACGAGGAAAAAAGCATGAAAGACTTATTTACTGATTTCGTGAACACTCAGGACGGGCAGTACTAAAACCTCTGGAATCCCCCGCTGGTTTGGATTAAGATACATAAAACCTACGAAAAGGTGCAAACCATGGCCGAAACGTACGAGCTGCCTATCGACCAGGGAGGTACCCTTCAGGTCCCCTTTTTCCTGAAGGACGAGAACGGAACCGCCCTGAACCTGACCGGATACTCCGCCCGCATGCAGATGCGCACCTCTTACACCGCCGCCACCCCCTCCCTGAGCCTCTCCACCACGGACGGCTCCATTACCATCGACCCTACCCTGGGCAAGCTAACCCTGAACGCATCAGCCACCACCACCGCCGCCCTGGCCGCTCGCCGATACGTCTATGACATCGAGATCGTTTCCCCCTCGGGGTATGTCACTCGCATCGTCCAAGGCAACGCCGTTGTCTCGCCGGAGGTCACCCGCTAATGCCCAATATCACCGTTCAGACCACGCAGTCCCCGATCACGGTCACCACGAACCGCATCTCCGTGACCGCATCCACCACCGGGATCCAAGGAGTCCCTGGACCCCAGGGACCCGCAGGACTCAACGGGGCTGTCTACATCCAAGACATGCTGGACGCCATCATCATCAACCCGCAGAACGATCAGTTCTTGAAATACATCAACGGGGCCTGGACCAACGTGAACACCCAAGTCATTGACGGAGGAAACTGGTAATGGCAAACACGATCCGCATCAAACGCCGCTCAAGCTCCGGTTCCGCCGGCGCTCCTGCCTCCCTGGCCTCCGCTGAGCTGGCCTTCAACGAAAACGACAACACGCTCTACTACGGCTACGGGGACTCCAGCGGCATCGCTACATCGATCACCGCCATAGCCGGCTCGGGTGCCTACGCTACCCTGGGCACGACCCAGACCATCTCCGGCGCCAAGACCTTCTCCAACACCGTTACCTTCACGAACACCTCGGTTACATTCCCCACGGGCTTCACCCTCCCCGTGAACCGAGGAGGCACAGGGGCGGATACTGCCTCCGGGGCCCGAACCTCCCTCGGCGCAGCCGCCTCTGGTGCCAATTCTGACATCACCAGCATCACCGGCCTGACCACCATGTTGGCCGTCAACCAAGGCGGAACCGGCGCCAGCACCGCCTCCACTGCCCGAACCAACCTCGGCCTTGGTAGCATCGCCACGCAGGACTCCAGCAACGTTTCCATCACGGGCGGGAGCATTTCTGGGATCACGGATCTGGCGATTGCCGACGGCGGCACCGGAGCTTCCACCGCATCCGCAGCCAGAGTCAACCTCTTGCCCTCCTACACCGGCAACGGCAGCAAGCTCCTGGCCTTGAACTCTGGGGCCACGGACGTGGAGTGGATCACCGCTCCTGTCACCGGGGTCACCAGCGTAGCCCTGTCCGCACCCGCCATCTTCAGCGTCTCGGGATCCCCGGTAACCTCCACGGGCACCCTGGCCCTGAGCCTTGCCACCCAGACCGCGAACTACGTTTGGGCCGGACCGACCACCGGCGCTGCGGCCACTCCGACTTTCCGGGCCCTGGTTGCTGCGGACATCCCCGCTCTCAGTTATCTCTCGTCTTCCGGTGGCACCGTGTCCGGCAACCTGGTCGTGACCGGCGACCTCACCATCCAGGGAACCACGACCACCGTGGACTCCACTGTCCTCAACGTGGCGGACAAGAACATCACCATGGCCAACGTGGCCTCTCCCACCAACACCACGGCAGACGGGGGCGGTATCACGGTCAAGGGCACCACAGACAAGACCTTCAACTGGGTCAACGCCAGTTCTTCGTGGACCAGCTCGGAGCATTTGGATTTGGCCTCGGGCAAGGCATTCAAGATCAACGGCACCACGGTGCTCAGTGGCACCAACCTCGACAACGTGACCATCGACGGAGGCACGTTCTAGTCTATGGCCAATACCTTCAAGCCCAAGCGCAGTTACACCGCCAGCAACACCCCGACCCTAGCGGCCGGGGAACTGGGCATTAACGCCGCTGATGGGAAGATGTGGATTGGCAACGCCGCCGGAACCGCTAATGTGCTGGTTTCCTCTCTATCCCTGGCGGATCTCACGGGAACTTTAGCCATTAGCAAGGGTGGCACTAACATTACCACCTACACCACCGGGGACCTGCTCTACTCCTCGGCCACCAACACGCTTGCCAAACTTTCCGGCAACACCACCACGACCAAACAGTTTTTATCCCAGACAGGAACCGGGTCTGCCTCTCAGGCCCCGGCATGGTCCACGGTGTCCAAGTCCGACGTGGGACTAGGGAGTGTGGAAAACACCGCTCTCAGTACCTGGGCAGGCAGTACCAACGTGACCACCTTGGGAACCGTGGGCACCGGAACGTGGAATGCAACTACGATTGGATTGTCCAAAGGTGGCACCAATGCTGCCCTCACGGCGGTCAACGGAGGCGTTGCCTACAGCACGGCTTCCGCTTTGGCCCTGACCGCTGCCGGCACCAGTGGCCAGATCCTCAAGTCCAACGGAGCCGGAGCTCCCACCTGGATGAGCACGAGCTCCATCACCAGTGTGGGAACCTTGAGCGATCTTACTATCACTTCCACAAGCACTACCACTTGTCCGCTGAATATCAATGCAGCGTTAAACCAAACAGGACTTTTATTTTCTATAAAAGATTCTGGGAGCAATTACCTCTTCTATGTCAATGTTTATGGTTCAATATACGGTAATAATATAGACTGTAAATCGTTGACAGTAGGACCCCTAACTTATCCCAATTATCACAACTCTATGGGGGGTCAGGTTTTAACCATTGATGCGACCGGAACAATAACCTGGGCCACACCATCCTCTTCAACCCCCACGACTGCCGCTGGTGCATATGGCGACATTCAATGGAACGATGGAAGTGGTGGATTTACTGCAAGTAGTTCTTTTTCCTACTTGTCAAGTGCGTATGATCAGTTGGCACTTTATAGTTCTGGTGGTGGATTAGGTGTGTTTGGGATTTTTGCATCTAATGTGCAAACTTATCCACTACTTGAATTTAGGAATTATTTAGGCACAACGGTATATAGTTATTTTGATGCTACTGGAAATCTTTATCTCAATGCACAAGGAAATATAAAGTTTGCTGATGCTGACAGTAGCAATTACGCTGCAATTCAAGCGCCAGCAACCATACCTTCAAACTATACGCTTACTCTTCCTACCACCGCAGGAACTTCCAATTACGTTTTAAAGACAGACGGATCCGGAAACTTATCTTGGACCAACGGCATATCGAATTTGCTAGGCGGTGGTGCAGGACAGATTCCCTACAACACCTCCTCAGGTGCCACGTCTTTTTTGATGGCAGGTACCAGCGGTCAAGTTCTTCGCAGCAACGGTGTCATAGGGCTTATGTGGGAGGCGCAAGGACTTTTTTCCGGTGGTCGTTTGACCCTAACCTCGGCTACACCAATTACGACAGCAGACGTAACAGGAGCCACTACCCTGTACTACACGCCTTACAATAGTGACAAAATTAGTGTTTATGATGGCTCCAACTGGGCAACCTACACCTTTACGGAAAGATCTTTGGCTTTAGGTACTTTAACATCGGGTAAAAATTACGATGTGTTTATTTACAATAATGCAGGAACATTGACATTAGAAGCATTAGCGTGGTCAACTGATACTGCAAGAGCAACTGCACTTGTTTTGACTAATGGCATATATCTAAAGTCAGGTCAAACAACTAGAAGATATCTTGGTACTTTTAGAACTACTTCCACTACTACTACAGAAGACTCCATTGCCAAACGATTTGTTTGGAATTTTAATAACCGTGTCGAAAAGCCGCTGTATAAAAACGGCACCACCAGCCACACCTACACCACCGCCTCATGGCGCAACTGGAATAATGACGCTACCCTTCGAGTGGAGTTTGTGTTGGGCATCGACGCCGCCCAGGTAATTCATTTTGGCGGGGCTGCTACCGGAACAGGTATTGACATAGGCGCAGGGTTTGACGGAGGAACGCCGGGCTATGATTCGGTTAATTCCACCGGCACTGGCGTTTCCCAAGTGCGTGCCGGTCGGGCTTATTCTTCCAGGGGAACTTTCTTGGGCTACCACTACTGCCAGATGCACGAATATGGCGTATCAGGCACAACCTTTTTAGACGCACGACTGGAAGGAACCATATGGTGTTAGATTATCTTCACACCTTGATCTCCAAAGTTTGCCCGATTGAAGGACTGGCCTTTTTGGAAAACGGAAGTTTTCGTTTGGATTTTGCTGCGCAAGCAACAGAAGAACAAAAAAATCAAGCTTTATCTGTACTAGAGCAATGGCCTTTACTACAAGCTAAAGAAGAAAAACTTTTGAACATTGCCGCTGAATGGGGTCTTCAACTTAAACAGGGCTGGGACTCTGGCCAAGGACGCTTAGGTCTAACTGCCGAGGATGTGGCTTTGTTATCCGGAGCCTTTACCCTGGCCAAGGAAGCCGCTGCCTTAGGTTTGCCCCTGCCCAAGCTGATTACGTTGGATGACACCACCATACCCTTTGCCACGATCCAGGAAATGACCACCCTGCTCCTGCGCTACGGCGCCGCACGGGCCGAGCTTTCCGAGACCTTTGCCGCCCGCCGCAAAGCCGTGGAGTCCGCCACCACCCTGGAAGAGCTCAACGCCCTCCCTTAAAAGGAGTTGCCCTACCCCTAATGTCCTTGGTATGATTAGGTGTCAGGAATTCAGGGGGAGTAGGAATGGCTTCCGCAGACTCTTGCACCGTGACCACGGACCCGATGTATTTCTACCTGCCGGTCTTCAGCACCGAGACCGGTGACATCTCCGTCCGGACCTGCCGTGTCATTTCCTCCCTGGAGCTCGGGATCCTCCCTCAGGTCACCGAGTCCTACTACGAAAAACAAATCGTCGAGTACGTGGACTGAGAGGGAACCATGCCGCACTCCGCACCCAACATACCCGAATCCTCGCCGCACCACGTCAAGTCGGAAACCCTGAACGGAATACTGAATGCAGTAAAAGGAGCGGCTACTAATTTTTTTAGTGGAGGTATTAATGCGAACTCCACATCAAGTGGAAACTCTGTTAACGCAAGCGATCTTGAAAGTGAAAGATCTTTTTGGGCAGTGATTACCAGAAGGCTAAGGTACTTTAGTAAACCTTCTTTATCTTACCTAAGAATTTCCAAGTCAGAAAGAATTCGAAAGTTTTCTAGTCCTACCACCCCCTACGACATTCCAGGATGGTACAAAGTTTCCAACGGACTCTGGATCACGGATCAGGAAAAATCTCCAGACTCCACGGCAATTCAGCTTTGGAGAAATCCCTGGGACAGTTACGACGGATACGTTCGAGAAGATGGAAAATGGGATGAAGATTTGCAGCAGCCTTTTTTTGAAAGGCGTGGAACCAGTGAATCACGAAGGCATTACTACGCCCCAAAAGAAAATCGTTATGTGGAGTATGGACCGTGGAAAGGAACGTACCCCGGAGTTGCAGCCGGAGGAAATAATTCAAATGCCGGTACTCCTGAGTGGGAATATTTTTGCGGATATTGTCCTCAATTTATCTGGTGCTATGGATGGGCAGAAATTATTGATGCTTTGGATCTAACCCGAAGAGACTCTATTATAGCTCCTATTAACAATTATCAAGGAAGGCCGACTCCAGATCCACGGTATTTATCCAGACATCCAGCACCCTGGCAACAAGATCCAAACATTCAGTTTGAAGATACGGTGCCTAAACCAAAAAGGTATTATTGCTATTTAAACTGTGCCCCTGCTTTATACATGAGTCACGGAGGAGAGTTTGGAAATGCTATGGCAGAAAATAGAGCTCATGAAGTTAATAATGGGATGTCTGTAACAGGATCAGTAGTTCGCATGTGGAAAGGTAAAGGAAGCTATCACCTATTTTCTGAACCCCAATACCCAAAGGGATCTAATTTTTACATGCCTGTAGGAGGAGATGGAAGTTTTGGAACGTCAGGGGTTGAAAATGCTCCATATCATTTTTGGAAATATGCTCACAACCCGTTTCACATGTGGTAATTATGCCAAACTCAACACCTTCTAATTTTCCAAATAAATATTCTCCTGGAGAAAAACCACATCCTCGTAGCATTTCTACGGTTGCAAATACTTTAAAAGGTATATCAAACAGCAACTCTGCTGATGGAATACAAAGAAACTCTAGTTCCGGTGGAAATTTTAATGCTTTGGATCAAAGAAGTTTGAAACCTCCCATATGGGCCATGATAACCGGAGTTGGATTTATTTGGGTTCCCAAAGACCTTTCTGGATTAAATGCAGGAAGAGTTCCAAAAGGAAGTCTTTGTTATGGAATATATGGAGATGTAAAAGACGAGTATGGAAATATATTGGATAGTATGTTTGCAGAAACAGACTACTTAGCTTTAGCTTGCTCCTGGGTTGAACTAACCGAAGATTTAAAATTTGGCAGGGTGTCGGATATCAACAAACGCCTTGGGAATGATGTTTTTGCAATTCCAAACGCATTTGTTCCAAAACCAGGAGACGGTGTAGCTCTTCCTGCTTGCTACCGAGTTGCCCCAATCTATCAGCCTAATACCAACTTTGGGACCATCCGAAAGAACCCTGCCTTTGATGTCAACATCATGCGAGCAGGAACCGGGTCTGAAGTTGGTCCTGGAAAAATTGTAAAGCTGTACTACGGAAATGGAAACTACATGCTTTTTAGCACAAGAACTCAAACTACAATGTTTGAACAAGGAATTAGTTACACTTCTCCTATGTTTCAAATTGGTCTTGAGCATGATGACGAACAGCCATGGCTTGAAAGCGAAGATCATCCTTAAGGAAACATCATGCACTCGACCCCGACAAATATTCCACAATTTGATGCCGGAGATTCTATAAAAGCAAGAACCTTAAATCATCTTGCTGAAATCACTAAGTCTAACTCTACCCAGACTAGCAGTCCGGGAATGCACGCACATAGCACATCTTCAGGAAATTCCATAAGCCTTGATATCAATCTTCAAAGTAAATCTATATGGGTACAGATAACAGGAGTTCGAAAAAAATACGCATTGGGAGCGTATCCAAGCTTAAGTGATCCTGATTGTCCAGACATAGCCGGACAGTTTGAATACTGTTTTCCACCTTTTAATCCGGCAACATGCCCCAACTACTGGTACGCCTACTCCTGGGTTGAGCTTATCGAAGACTACGATTTAAAAAGACACGGGTCAGAAATTTTTAGAGTGTTTCCAGATACCAAACTACCTACATACACTCAACCTTTCAATAACATCAACCATCTTACTTCTGGAGAACCTTTAGAAATTTACAAAAGATCCTGTCGAGACATTTCCGCAGAGTATCAATCCGCAGGAGGCATGTTTGGTTACATCAATAATGTTCCTTTACTTGAGGTTCAAAATCAAATACTGCCCAAAGGTTTTATAACTCGAGCTTATTTTGGAAAAGGCAACTACTTACTAACGGTTTCTCCTAGCACATTTGCCACTTACAACACAAAAGCTTTTCCTCTTTTTTCCTACCCTGACAAATGTCAAACCGTTGACAGTAAAATTTTTGGATACTTAGGAGATTTTAGCAAAGATTCTGTGGATGGATATTTTTCCAGCTCGTTTGTTCAGCCTGAAAAAGTAACCTATAGCAGTCAAAGGCCAGCTTAATAATGAAAATTTTTGAATCTCGCCCCTGTGTTTGCAACCGAGTTACCACTGGAAAATACTACAACTTGAACGATTGCATCGACTGCTGGTCCTACTACTTTGACCCTGTGTGGTCCGAGCGCTGGGGAAAACCTGCGGACAAAAAACCTCCCCATCCTCTCTTGGAAGACTTAAATCCCGAGTTTGACAAAGAGCTTCGTAAACAACTTCAGGAATCTTTTACCCCCGATAAAACTGTAACTAACGCTTCTCAAGAACTTAAGGATCAAAAACCGTTTAGTCGATCCCTGGCCTGCATCAACCTGGGCACCATTGTCTCCCGTGCCAACTGCAACTGCCCTTTCAAGTTTGTGCACAAGTGCGACAAGCACGAATT